GCACGCACTGCTAGTTTTGCTTTGGTAGCGGCACGCTTCATTGAACGTTTTCGTTTCATGATAAACGCTGGTTTTTTCGCTTGGATTTTCATCCGAAGCCCCATTTTTCTTCGTTGTGCAGGATTAAGAACTTCTTGCATTTCTTCTTCCCCATCCCATTCTTCTTTTAATTTCATTTTCATTCCTTTTGCTACTGCATAAAACAGGTTGTGACAATCTTTTTCGGATACTCCAGCAGGAACACCCATTTTAAATGAATCATAATCTCCTGCAACGACTGCGGCCCGCATCTTGGATGCAGACATTCCTTCTGCACCATCTGCATCTGGGTCACGTTCTCCAGCAGAAATTACTTCTATTTGTTTGAAATCATAAAATCCATGTTTGTTCTTTTCCCCATTATATTGATTCAATATTTTTTTAAATTCTTTAACACGATCACTTCCTACAATCATTACCAATTTAGAATAATGCCCCGTATCATATAATTGAGATGCAACTTCTAATGCAGTTCGTGCATTTGATTTCGCAATATTAGAACGATGTTTTGGAAACATTAATTTCATAAACATCATTTTCTGATCATAACTAAGAGGATTTTTCTTTGCATCCTGTGAATGACTCATGAATACAAAATAATCTCCTTTTTCTTTGGTAGCGGTATTCGCAACTACTTTAACAAGTTTTTCATGGCCGATTGTTGGGGGATTGAATCGACCAAATGTGAATACCGCTGTACTTCCATGAGTTTCTTTGATAAATTGTTCGTAATTTTTACTCATTTTGTCCAGTTCTTTGCGGCCGTGAAGTTTGCTTGAGAAAATTCAAGACGGTCAACCAACTTAACTGCATCTCCCATCTGGTCTATTGCTACAAAACCTTCAGCTGGTGTCACACGATATCCATTGTCTGTCCGTATGAAAGTATCCATAACCCCTTTTGCTTTTTCTAATTTACGAATTATCATGTTCTTCGCATCAGTCAAGAGGTTTTGCATATCAAAAATTATTTTGAGATTTCCTTTGTTAGAAGAAAGGAAACCAATTAGGTCATCTTTGACCTTCTGTTTTGCATCTTTTGCTTTCGGGGTCTTTACACCATCTATGTTTTTCTGCATTTTAACATCAACATATTTAATCAAATCTTGAGAATGTTTAGAAGTATTGGAAATTTTCTGACCTTCTCTGACCTTTGTGTTATTAAATGTTTTTATCAGAAGTACCACATCTTGTCTAGACATTAATTGTTTTGTAAATTGAGAATTAAATTTGTGAAATATTTTTCCTGCTTGAGACAAAACAGAGGTAATTGAAGTGGTTTCAGCTTTATTGAAATTGATTGTTCCAGATGTATCTTTATAGTCTGCATCTGTAAACCAGACATCATTTGTCTTTGTTAGACCCTTCACACTAGTACCGAAAGACGCCCGCATGGATTGTAACGTGTCTCCTGAGTAAGTGGTATGCCAGACAATACCCATTTTCGATTTTTCGATCTTACTGGAGCTTTCCTTTGGTACAGCATACGTGATTGTATTGGGAGTAAAGGTTGTATACGGAATTCCATCTATTGTCTCAGTTGAAAGGTCATCTTGTGTAAATAACATATCTCCTTGTAAGACATCCGTTATTCCTAACTTTGGGAGATACTTGAGTGCAACTTTTAACTTTGCATTGAGTCCTGCCGAAGAATGATTTGCATCTATGTCTGCATCTGTATAATTGACTTTGGGAGTTTTGTTAAACACTCCTTTTGTTCCCACAAAGAACTTATCATTCTCTGGATTAATCCCTGCAAATACCGCAGGAGCGCCATCCCACTTGACAGATACATTAACACTCTTCTTTGCGCTCCCTGCAAGCATATCTCTGAGAGAGCGTAAGAAATTGATTGCGGCTCTTGTTCCATTGATACCATTATTCAATACCTCATCCTCTAAATGTTCTAAATGAAGGTTCTTTCCTTCCTTAACTTCTATGAGATATTGTTTGAATCGTAACATTATTACAAACTTTTAATTTTTTATAGGAAGGTAATTACAATCTATAGAGGGGAGAGGTCATGCCTGAAAGGTACAAAGAATCTTCTCTCAGTGTAAGTTCCCTGACTTGCACCCTCACCAATTATTTATAAAACTAGGATACTTCGGGTGGTTCTTCGCCCATTGCTGCGGCCGCATATTCTTGAACATTAGACTTAACAAATTCTGGAGGCGGGTCATCTGTCCGAAATGTCGCTAAATTTCCAAAATGATCTTCAACAATGAAATGGACTTCATTGTTTTTTGTGTGCATTGGTATGGTCATACCAATACAATGTAAATGAACACCCATTTCTGGGTGTTTATAATACTCCCCTACTTTAATTTTAAGACTAAACTTTTCTTTACGAAACTGATCTAGATTAACAACTTTCTTATCTTCTTCTCCACTCATTCTGTTCATTTTCTATCTGTCGAATGAGTTTCATTTCATCTTTCACACGTTGTCGTTGTGCTTCTTCACGTTTCAACTTTCGTTTCAAACATGGTTTCACGAAATGAGATTTATCCCTAACCGCTTTCATGATACCTTCGTTCATAACTGCAGCCTTGAAACGACTCAATGCCCGATTGATATTTTCTTTTGGTTTTACTTTAATTGTAATCATGATAATCACCTTTCTTATTATAATTATGTGATAAAATATTCTTTCATTCTTATATTCATATTATACCAATTTATGCATATTTTGTCAAGTCAAAATCTAGACACAAACCTTGCAATATGTTGAGCAAAAGGAAGAAGTGCAGTTGCCATGAAAAGATTCACGCCTGTATGAATCATTGCGATATGTTTTGTGATTCCTGTCGGCATTCCATCTGAAACAAGAATTCCTGCAAGCCATATCGTTCCTGTGGTTCCAATGTTTGCACCAAGGACTGCACCAATCGCAGCTGGTAAAGGCAATGCACCACCTGCAACCAGACCAATGATTGCAGTAGTAGAAAGTGATGAAGATTGCCACAAGAGGGTCATAATGATTCCTCCGAAAAACATATAGATTGGATTTCCGAGAAACCATTGAAGATGGTCAATATTTCCCATCGCCTTCATGCCACCCGAAAATAGCTTCAAACCAAAATAAAATATGATGAGGCCCAAAATTGTTTGAAATAACGGATTTGACATTTCCATCTTTTGAACCTTCTTAATAAGTTTTGCTTTCTTTGATACCTTCATGCAAGTATATATTTTTTTCTAAAATTACATTGTTAGACAAATGTTAAAATAAGGAATGATTATTTATTATATTCTGGTTTGGTAGGATCATCAACCCAATGTTTGGGCATTTGAAATAGAACATTAACCCAATCTGATGGTCTGTTTCGACTGAATACTACCCATCCGACAACCTTCTTATCCTTAAAATGTTCTTCCTTGAATTCTTCCATCGATCCACCAGTTGTCAATACATCATCAACAATCAAATAAGGATCTTCTGGATTTTGAGTTGAGTATTCATTCAAATATGAACTCAATGTCAATCCGCCTCTAGGTATTCCTATTGCAGCTTGAAATGGTCTTGTTTCATATTCCATAATCATTCTTGCAATGCATTTCCATTCTGTTTCATCTAATGCATCCATCTCTATCTTCCAATGAAGTTGTCCACCAGAATGTCCTGTAAAATCTTCTTCTATGAAAAGATGAGTATGTCTCCCGACTCGTTCTAACATATTTTTCTCCATTGTAAAAAAGAGCGCTAGTGTATCTCTCTGTGACCCCCACAAACATCAAATTTTGTAAGTTTAAAATAATGGCCAATCCTTTGCAGAAATTTACTAAGCAGTTGACGAATACTGCCGGTCTAGGTGTAGAAAAGTTGTCATCTTTTCGCACTAGCACGCAACACTCTTTATTTCTCTTCGACTAATCTCAGACAACCATCTTCATCTCTTTCCATTTTCATTGCACGATATAATTTGCCTGGATAAAAAGAATCGAGATGACAATCCTTATGAGTCAAACATTTTATATGTGGCCAACTGACCATCTTATGTGTTTGAACTTTTTTTTTAGTTCTTCATCTACAAGTTTACGATAGGCTGCCCAACCTTCAGAAATTGGGTTAGGTTGTTTTATCTTACTCATTTAGGTTATCATACTCCTTCCGAGCTAAGTTGATGATCAAACGAATATGCTGTTTGACCAAATTCTGAAATGTCAATTCCTTGAGTTTCATCTTCCAACGAAACCCTTATTCCCATAATAAGTTTAATGACATACCAAGTGACAAAACTTGAAAGAAATACAAATGAACCAATCATTCCTACTCCCCCTAGTTGAGCCATAAAGGAAACTTCCGAATTGAAAATTCCTACCGCTAAAGTTCCCCAAATTCCCGCTACAAGATGTACAGATAATGCACCAACTGGATCATCAATCCTTGCTCTATCAAACATAGGTATTGCAATAACCGCAAGTCCTGCTCCAACTGCACCAATAACTATTGCCAATCCCATTGTTGGATAATCGGGCCCAGCAGTTATAGAAACCAATCCTGCAAGAGCACCATTGAGAACCATCGTGAGATCTATTTTTTTGTAAAGAATTTGAGTTAGAATTGCAGCAGTAATTACTCCCGCTGCAGCTGCAATGTTTGTATTGACAAACACGGCACTTATTGCATCAACATCTTCCCTAGTTGCCATTGCAAGTTGAGAACCACCATTAAAACCAAACCAACCTAACCAGAGAACGAATGTTCCCAAAGTTGCAAGAGGAAGATTTGATGGTGGTATTAGATTTGCTTTTCCGTCTTCCCTGTACTTACCATGTCTTGCACCAAGAAGTAAAACCCCTGCAAGTGCAGCCCATCCACCAACTGAATGTACTATGGTTGAACCAGCAAAATCCGAAAACCCCATTTCTGACAAGAAACCTCCACCCCAAGTCCATGCACCTTGTAGTGGATATATGAATGCAGAAAGTACTGCAACAAATGCCATGAAAGGCCAGAACTTCATCCTTTCTGCAATTGTTCCTGAAATGATAGACGCTGCGGTTGCAACAAAGACTACTTGGAAAAAGAAATCTGATAAACCAGAATGGTCACCATTAGATATGGCACCATACATCACTTGATATCCAATTGCGAAAAATGCGAGACAACTCAAAGAGTATAAACAAATATTTTTTGTAAGAATTGCTGTCGTATTCTTAGTTCGTACCAAACCCGATTCTAACATTGCAAATCCTGCCGCCATATAAAATACAAAGGCTCCAGAAAATAATAATAGAAACGTGTTCAGAATATACTGAACATCAGACATGATTCGTATCCTTCCGATAACTTATTGTGTCAAAGAAGAACTTCCATTCTTCATTTAATATATAGGTATTTTCAAACAGGAGCATTCCACCAAAGCTCATGTGGAAAATGTATCCACACATCTTCTGAATCTTTAGCCAACTCTTGTGCATAATAATGGGGTTCAAATTTTTCTGGTGCTTCGTTGTTCCACCAAAGAGAACAATATCTCACTTCAGTTGGGAGTTCCATCGGTTGATTCATTCTAGGCCCTTTTATGAAACTTGCTATTTTGGAAAATGTTTCACCCGAATCACAAATATCATCTACGATTAGAACTCGTTCATCTGTCTTTTTAGGCAAATAATCATCCCATGCCGGAAAATCTCTCATTGATGCTCTAACAGGTTTAAATGGAAGTTTAAACCAATGACTCATCATAACTCCAGGCACAAGTCCACCTCTTGAAATTCCAACAATGACTTGTGGCTCAAATTTATCTAAAACGATTTCCCGACACAATACATTCACATCACGCCGCATCTCTTCCCATGAATACCAATACTTATTGCTCATAATTTATATATCTCTCCTATCTTTTATACATTTTTTCAACTGGTACTTCAAAAACCTTTAATGGAATATCTAATTTCATAAATCTTCTATTACGAATAATTGAAAGTGTTACTATATCTCCCACATTATATTCTTCTAATATATTTGACATTTCTACATGAGTATTGAAAAGTTTATCATCTATCGCAAATAATGTATCAAATTCTTTGATATTTTCTGGCATATTATCTGATTTTTGAATCAACATTCCAAACGTACTTGGTATCTGGCCGGGTTTTGCAGATGGATTTTCTTTATATAATTTTATTCTTTCTATGTCACTTGTACCCAAACCAACGATCATAATTCCAATTGCTGGTCTGTCAACCTTTCCTTTTTCCAACATGGTTTTAAAAGATTTCTGTACAGTATCCCTTCGGATTGCAAGTCCTATTCCAGCACTCTCCTTTACTTTGGAAATAATCAACGTATTAATTCCAACAATCTCTCCTTTCATATTCAAAAGAGGCCCACCAGAATTTCCAACATTGATTGCTGCATCAGTTTGAATTGAATGTATATATGGATGCCTTGCATATCTATCTTCATGAGAAATCACACCCCTTGAAACAGACCACACCATTCCCATAGGATGACCAAGTGCAAATACATCTTGTCCAGATTTAATTTCTTCGTTTGAAAATTTTAATTCTGGAACTGGTTCGTCCTTATCAACTGCTTTGAGAAGAGCCAAATCTCCAAGTGGATCTGTTCCTATAACTTCTACATCATAATCATTCCAATCCTCTTTGTTCCAATAGTAAATTTTAATATATTTTTGTTCATGTATACAATGATAATTTGTTATTATATATTGCAAATCAACAACTGCGCCAGAACACATTGAATTCTGAGTTGAATTGATAGTAGGATCTTCGTTTTGTCTTGCAGATACCAATACAATAGATTCCTTTACACGATCTATGACCGATGGAAAATCATTATTTTCTGTATTGTTTGATATGTTAGCACTATTTGTCGCACAACTAAAAATGAATATAATAAAACATATCAAGCATAAAATTTGCTTGATCATTTTAATTCCTTATTCTTATCCTTGAAAAATTGTTTCTGAATCGCCTATAGATTCTTCTTTGTTTTGGTCTGGTGATGACTCTTTAGAATCTTCTTTAGGTTCTTCTTTTGGTATTGTTGTATTATCAATAATTGTTTCATTATCTGATTTTGTTGTAAAAAAACTTGGTAAAGTTTTATATTCTTTAATGCATTCTGAGGCCTTTGTCAGAAAAAGATTTCCTATAAACTCTTGATCAAAAATATTTTTTCTATATTTTTTTACTGGTTGTTCATTTCTAACTTTATCCACCACACAAAAACAATGTTCTACCATTTGTCTTTGTGCCATGGGCCCGGGCATTTGACCTAGAAGTACTGGATTACTTATTAGTATCCATTTTATTGTTCCTTGATAACAAGCGCCTATTGTATCATAGATAAGTTGAGAAGACCATTTGTTGTCTTCTATTATCTTAGGATATGCAAATCGGAAATCCGGCTCAGATATTGTCTTATTATCTTCCCCTCTTACTTGACTAACCATAACCATAGCACCAAAGAAAAATAAAATTAAAAATACTATTTTAATAAAATCAACTCCCTTGAAATAATCTTCTCTATTTTGCATAATGCCCCCACTTTCTTATTTTGCATTCTCCAATAGTTTTGCTTCGAATTCTCTTAACCTTCTATAGACACTCATCAATTCAATGATGGTCGGCCATGACTTTAAAAGATATTGCATTGAGCCTTCCACTCTACCAAATGCTCTTATTATTTGTTGCATTACACCCAGAGTCATTACTCCTGCAACTATTGCTGGTGCTAAGAAAACATATGCTGATAGAACATTTGCTTGTAAGTAAGCCATTCTTCCGATATTAAAATACAGATATCGCAAATAACTTAAATAGTGAATCTTTCGAACATCATCAAAAAATTCTTCAATCTTCTTTGGTCTGACAGTACCATCATCTTCTGCAATCACAAGTATTTTACGATATGCGGCTTCTTTTTTCTGTATGTCGTATTCAATGCCAACCAAACGCAGAATCCACCCCAGAAGAATCAAAAATGCAGTACCACCTATGGTCCAAAGTAACGCACCTGTAATCAATCCATATTGCCAATCACCAAAAAAGAATATCGGAATACCCATTGACAATCCGAATAGTATAGGAATGAATTGTACCAAAACCATAACTGATTCTATGAAAGATGTTCCCAAACCTTCCATGATACGAGTAAATTTTATCGTATCTTCTTGAACTCTTTGAGATGCACCTTCTATTGTTCTAGCTTGTTCATACACACTATGATACCATTCAACCATTGCTGTGCGCCATCTAAACAAATAATGAGCAGTAAAATAACTTATTATAACATAGAGTCCGACATATATTCCTGCAAGTGTAATGAAAGAAAATAAACTTGCAAAATATTCTTCTATTGTAACTGCATTCGGAGTGGCAAGTGCCTTTTGAATCATGTCATAAAAGACGCCGAACCATTCATTTATTTTGACATCAATTTCAACTTGAACCCAAAGTGACCCCAAAATAATTATTGAGCCTAACCACGACCATAAAAACCATTTTTTGTTTGTAAAAAAACTAAACATAATATTCCTTTATTCTTTATGAAACATATTTGTTTCATATTTCCATTCATAAAAACTAATATCTCCCCCAAGAGTATGTCCACCAGAAGATTCTTTTTCTTCATCCTCACTTGGTGCCCCATTTTTATTTTTCTGTTTTCCTAACATCATAAATTTACCCTCTTCAGATTTTACTTCTACCTTCTCCAAAGAAGAATGTCTTTTTTTTGTATATGGAATCTGAAAATTTTTTGGAATATTGTTTTCGTCCACAATCCAAAGATATATCCAAAATGGTTCATCGATATAATGTTTTAAATATATTCCTTCTTCTGGTAATTCTCTTTTTGGATTTCCTAATATTGAAGTATATGTAACATAAGTTGAAGTAGTCAATACAAGCAGAACAGGGATAAACCAAATTAAAAATTTAGGATTATTTCTTCCTTCTATTAAAAGCCACAAACAAAGAACAGTTAATGAAAGTAATCCAAATATTAAAAATTCAATCATTACCAACTCCTTGTTTCATTAGAATTACTTGCAGCACTATTAGGAAGTACAAATTTCTTATTTAAATATTTAAAAGAACCAACCATTTTCCCTTCAGTATCTATAGTAAATCTAACAAAAGTTTCTTCTTGTCCCTTTCGATAATATTTCTTTTCCCATATTCCCAAAATACTATAAGGATTGACCTTATGAAGTTCCACCTTTACATTGAGTGCCTTGTCTTTAGTTCTATTCAAATTATATGGAGAGTAATAATGTGCGTTTATTATCCATTCGCCTGGAATGATTCCACGAATTGTTACTACTTCTCGATTTATTGGAATAATTTTTAAAGTTCCATCTGACATTATAACAGAATCATTTCGAGATCCCAAATCATCTTTATCTAAATGACTAAAATTGACTCTTGGATGCCGAAAACTTACTATTCCTCCAAGTGGGTCACTAACATACAGATCTAAATCGTCTGGAACTCCTTTATCCCATTCCAATACAACAATATATTCTGCCCTTCGTTCAAAATCTTTTTTCTTGGACTCTGGTTTAATAAGGATAAAGGCCACAATGAAAAGGAAAGCAAACCCAACAAGAATGTTGAAAAGAAGATCAATGAAACCAATTGAAGATTTATATTTTTCATTCATTCAATGCTACTTCGAGATTAACCAGTTGAACTTTAATGATGAGAGAACATACTAATCCAATCAAAGTAGTATATAATGCTGTACTCATCCCTATAGCCATATCAGACAAGGCTTGTTGTAATGTTGCTGCATTTGAAACATCTATATTTGAAAATGCAGTTCCTAACATTATAAGAAACCCTGTAACAGTTCCCACCATTCCAAGTGCAAGACATGATTCTGCAACGAACCATCCTACATCGGCTCTCTGATTATAATCCTCTAACCTATCTACGAGATAAGTTTTATTACCAACCCAAATAGAAGTACATGCAAATATTAAAAGAATCAAAAAACTTATTTTTGTCATATCTGATTCATACAAATTTATATGTAAATCAAAATATACACATATTCCAATACCCAACATTGTAAGACACGCTATAAGCCACCACTTTAAAACATGTATCACTTGAAAACCTCGTTTAATTGTCTATTTACCTTCACGAAAGTTGTACATTTCGGAAGAGATTTTAACGTTTGAGCCCCTGCATATGTACAGGCACTTCTTAACCCCCCAAGAATTTCTTCAATGGTTTTATCAACTGAACCACGATAAGGAACTTGAACTACCTTTCCTTCACTTGCTCTATAATGTTGTTTCTCACCATAATATTTCAATTGTGCTTCTTCAGAGGACATACCGTAAAATATCATATTTCCATCTTCTATCTCACCATAACATTCATCATGTCCGGCAAACATTCCACCTAACATTACAAAATCAGCTCCTGCACCAAATGCTTTCACAATATCGCCAGGGGAAATACAACCACCATCACTCATTACATGACCACCCAATCCATGAGCCGCATCTGCACATTCTATTATACAAGAAAGTTGTGGATAACCTACTCCTGTCATTTTGCGTGTTATGCAAACCGAACCAGGGCCTATCCCTATCTTAACAACATCGGCTCCTGCCAATAAAATCTGTTCAGTGACTTCAGGAGTGCAAACATTCCCAGCGACGATTATTGAATTAGAATGTTTCTCCCTAACTTTATTTATGTAGTTAATAAATCTTTCAGTATATCCATTCGCTACATCAACACACAACCATTGTGGCGTATCAAATTCTAATTCATCATCAAGACCAATCGTTTTCATTAAAAAATTTAAATTATCATTTTCTGGAAATTTCTCAAACTTACATAATGCAGTGAGCATATTTCGTTCTGATAAAACCTTGGCCATTGCAATTGTTCCAGTATGATCCATATTGGATGCAGCTATAGGAACACCTTTCCAATGATGTTTGGAATACTTAAAGGTAAATTTTCTATCTAATTCTGCATTCTTACGAGAAACAAGAGTTGACCGTTTTGGACGAATCAGAACATCAGTGAAATCAAGTTTTATATCTTCTTCAATTCTCATGTTTACTTTTCTCCAGACAAAAAAAATGGGGAGGAGCTCTACGAGAACCCCTCCCCACACAATTCATTTTATTGTACACTATCTATGGATTATTTCTTTTGGTAAATTCCCCATAGTACCCATACTGCAACTAATCCGACTAAACCTTCTGAGCCAAATTGTTTCACAAGACCGACCACCGAACCAACAATGTCTAATCCAAGAAAAGGAATTGCTGCTCCGAAAATAATTTGAAGGACTACACCCAATGCAATAACTGCGAGTCCTAATTCTGTGAGTTGGCGAATCCAACCCAAAGCTTTATCTAACATATGAAAACCTCCATAGTAGTTAAAAGAATGTAATTATATTTATGTATTCCTAAGTTCTATCCATGATATCGGAAACAATCCTTCACACTCCTTATCGATTAAATTTGCAACAATACGTGTTTCATATTGTGCATCTTGAGTACACCTTAGATTGCAAACTCTAGCAAATGCGTATAAACTTCCTGACCAATACCATTCAGTCATCATGCTTTGTGGTAAAATCATTCGTGCTTGTTCTGGAGCAACACCAGCATCAAGCATTTCTTTATATCCTTGTAGTGCATGATATTCTACATTGTGTTGAACAGTTCCCACACGTTCACCACGATTTACCCACTCAATAGTATCATCTGGGTCTGAACCTTGTTTCTTGTTCTCCGCACGTTTTCTCCACACATCAACGATATAAAACTCTGGTTCGTAATCTACATATCTCCGACTGATTTCATTCCAGACAAGCCCCACAGTATGCTTAACCAATTGTCTAGCAACAAATATTGGCGCTTTAATTCTAAACTGTAAAGATGCATGACCGAATGGCGACCAATGATTATGTTTTGCAAGATACTTGATTAACTTCTCATCTCCTGCCGACATTTCAGTTTTTCGTTTACCAAATGAAACACGGGCCGCATTGACTATTGTTAAATCTGAGCCCATCTTGTCAATTAGTTCTACTTCTATTTTAGACATCAAAACACCTCTACTTCATCATTACCGGCCCAGGCCTCTGAACGAAACCAACTCTCTGCTTCGTTTAAACTACGAAAAACTTGATTGTCCCATTGTCTGCTTGCTTGCCAATTTATAAGAATAAAATTCTTTCCGAATACTCTAACTTCACCATCCATTCTTGCAGAGATTCCAAAAGTAAAACCTTCATAAGATTTTCCCTTCTTGGATTTTCCTTGAGTATCAATTCCTGCTGTTGGTGAAGACATTTTTCCAAACTCATGTGCTACACCTCTAAGAGTATCAAGAATTGTTTGTTTTATATCTTGTTCTGCCATATTATCTTTTCTCGTATTGCCACATTACTGCATTACAATAAGCATGTACTGCACCTTCTGTCATATTCGTTTCATGATTGTGTTGTAGATGAATCGGCCATTTTAAAAATCCAGATGGAAATATACTGAAATTTATTTCTTTCTCTGTTATAGTAGATGGCGGATCATCATGTAAATCATGGTTACAATATAAACACAACCAATCCTGCAATTTACAATATTTTTCACGAACCTTTTTTCTAATCTTAGGAGACAATTTTGTATAATCTACAGGTAATTTTATTTTTTCCTTTGTCATAATAATTTTCTGTAAATAAAGCAAGAGGAAGATGGGGATCAACCACCTTCCTCTCATAATCAACTTACCTTCAAGGATCTTCTATCGGGAACTACCCACGCATCAGAGTTGTTAACTCACTATAGCGTCTTGAATCCGCATCCCTCCACACCTCAGTTGACTTAGCTTATTTCATTTTCTTCTGCAAGTTGTTCTTGCCATGTTTTCACTGGTTTATTCTTATTATATATTTCACGAAATCTCGATTCAATTGTACTATTACTATTTTTTTCTTCTCCCTGTTCTTGTTGTTTCAGAGATTCTTTTGATTCCTGTTTCTCAATATCAACATCATCTTCTTTTTTTTCTTTTTTCTTAGAACCCATATTTTTGAGAATAGTCACACGATTGATATAAGTCAATGGTCTACCATCAAATGTACTTATACGATGATCTGCAATCGTTCCTTTGAGAAGAACGCATTCATCTTCTTTGAATTCTTCTCCTTTGTAATTATAGAACATCGCTTTTCGTCCAATACGGTCTTCCATGATGTTCATTATATAATCTGGTTTCCTCACTCTCCTGACCAATTTTAAAAACAATTCGGGTTTTGATTTTATTGGACCAAGATAATCTTCCATAATTATTTCCTTTTATCGTATTCGGGATATTGGTAGTAAAAAGAATTCTTTCTCAACTTCTGTGATTTTTTAGTGAATCTACATCCACACTCACAATGACCTTCCAATTCAAATCCTCTTCTATGTACCAGATATTCTTTTCTAGATTTGATATCTTGACGATGTACTTTCCCATCTTTCCTAATTCTCATCGGTTCTTTCCAGAAGGAATCAAGATAATCATACCCCCAATCAACTCTCAAACCTTCTTCACCATATCTCTTTGGAAAATGAGAATCGGGAACTTTTGACAGTTGTTTGACGAACATTTCACCATGTTCCTCAAAAGCCTCTACCATGATATCTGAATAACTTTCCACCTCAACATCATCGTAGTAATACAAGTCAGGATCAGTTGCATATCTCATCCGATCAACATATTCAATTTTTTCCATCATATCCTCTATTTTTCTTGAATTATGATTAATTATCGACATGGATGTGAGTCAGGAAACCCAGTAAATAATCCAGCCCTTCTCAATTCACCACCATCTGGATCCCACAAAGCATAAATTTCTTGTTCTTCCTCAATCTCTCTCTTTCTTTCTTTTAGAATTTCTTTATATTCTTTTAAAGTCCACCCCTGTTCTAATCTCTCACATTCACATTTATCCGGCCACGACCTATTTAAAATTGAACACCACTTGCGACCATTTTTCGGAATAGGTCTTTGAGATACTGGAAGTTCAAATTCTTCAAGAAACATTTCCCAATGCATCTTCGTTACCCATTTGCGCTCCGTATAATCTTTTTTTTCCATAATCAATTCTCCTATTTAACGTAGTCCACTCCAATTCCAATCTTCACTATTGAACATATCCATTTGTCTCTGATCTCTCATTCGTTCAAGAGCCGCATCGACTTTCGCTTCATCTATAACGTGCTGAGGAACTTTTTTCTTATCCTCTTGTACCACATCTTCTTTTAATGGTTCGTTTGCAACTTTCTCTGCAATCTTATCTACATTAATCATTTATAATCTCCCAATTAAAGTTTTTATCATTACTATTATCTATCCACCGCCAATCTTTATCGGGGGTTTCAGTACAGAAACTAGTTGTTCTCATATGAACGACAACAACAGAATCACCATGTTCACGCACACGATTCTTTCCGTGCCGTGTCTTTGGTATCAATCTTATTTTATCTCCTAGTTTCATAATCAAATAATCAATCCATAATTGTAAAATCTTGAAAACTAGCTTCTTTTGGAGCAATTGTCATTAAATTACTAGTTCTTCCAGGCAATGGGCGAAAAAAGGCCAATTCTACACTATTCCCAAAAGTCAAACGAACATCTTTAATCTTCCGTCTAACATTAAACTTACTTCGTGGATTCCAAACAAAAGTTCGACCCTTAGAAGACATAAGAGAATTCATTACATTCTTAATAAGTTTTGTCTTCACATCATTGTGCATATTATACCTCAAAATTCATTGCGTGGTCTTCAAGTTCTACACGAGCTTCATCTATAGCTTTAAGTTCCTCTCCAATCTCTGCAAGTTTAGCTTCAATTTTTGCATTACTAACAGAATCAAGTTCTCCACGAACTTCAGAAAGACACACCATTTCATTCATTAAATTATCAAAACGACTCATATTCGCTCCTTATTTGACAACTACAATTTCACCATTAAACACATTGACTTCAAAGTGATTCATAACCAGATCTTCATCTGTCCAACGATCACTCTTATCAGCGATCCTGAAAGCAAGTTCCCTTGCCCACTCTAGACCCTCATCAAGAGTCTCAAAACTCTCACGATGATTGAAGGAACCAAGTCCCTTCTCTTTTGTCTTAACTTCTGATATCCACATATTCAATCTCTGAAAAGGTTATTCTCTCACTCACTTGATTACAGTATACCAAATATATCCTCAGATGTCAACTTTTTTCACGCAGCGATATTGTATCCCCTCTTGACTTCAACCTTTTCGGCCACTCCACAATGTGGACAATGATGTTCAATTCCATCTGGCATTTTCATTTCTGCATTAGAAAGGATTATTGGGGTTACTGCATAACTCCACCAATTCGAACAGACTCCGCAATTGAAATGATACAAGACCTCAACTGTATATTCATGTTTCATAAAGCTCCATTAAAAATATTTTGATCTAACCATACCCATTGTTCTTCCGAAAGATCCATCCATCTCAGAAATTCACATATCTTCCGAAACAGATAGATCTGGAATTCATTCCAAGTATTAATCAAAGCGTGCATGCACATAACAACTCAGTCCTGCATCACCCAAAACTCTTGCGAATGCCTCGCAATATGCTTCTTTTCTTGTAAGTGACTGATTAAACTCTCGACAAGTGTAATAGAAACCACCATAGTAGTGTTTCCAACCAAGTCCCATCTTTTTAAGAAAAGAAACAAACTTCCCTCGAGCCGGTTTAATAACCACACCAGCGAAACCACACACACCATCTGAAACATGATATGTTGATTTGTCCCAATCAATCTCATTACCGAACAATTCGGTAGGAGTTCCGACTACCATCGGAGTAACACCAACCTCACGACCAGCTTTCAAACCCGCTTCGTGGGCACTTTCAAACAAACGTGTTTCTACACTCATAACAAATCTCCATTAGAGAAGTTTCAAAAAATAAATGTAGGAAGAATTATCCCACATACCATAAAGAGTATTTCACCTACAATCAAATAAAAGATAAAACCATGAACAATCCAATCTATAGTTCGACCTACCATGTTACCTTACCACGACAAGCCTTCTTGGAAAGACGTTTTTTGTCATTCCCTTTACGTTTGGTGCTGAAACGAGACATCCTCAATAACGCATCAAACTTTTTCAATTCAGATAGTGATTTCATAATTACCTCTTTTTTTACCTTTCACTTATAGTATATCAAAAACGAGATAGAATATCAAGTTTTTTTCAAAAGTCCTACCAGACTATCTCTTCACCTTCCAGAATCATCTCTTCGGCCATTTTCCTAGCCCGAATCAAATCTTCTACAGACCAATATTCATACTTCTTAAGCGCTTCCAAAACATCTCTATCGTATGCAGCCATTTTAGTATCAAATTCAACATCTGTCATTTTAATCATATCATTTCCTTTATATTACAAGTTCACCACGATCCATTGCATCAATTGCACGAGCACGAAGTTTCGCTTTCTCAAGAACCGACATGTTCTTTTCAAGTGCAACCTCATCTACACGAGCATTTAACCTTGCCTTCTTTGAGACCAGATGAGCTTTGGCGATACCTTCTACGATTTCTAATTCTTTCATAATGTAAACCCTTCTTTAATGATGTTAATTTTTTCATGGAGAGTCAACGCCTCTCCCTTTTCAAGACACTCAAAAGAAGACCCCTCTTCTAGAAGTCGAATCTTGTTTACCAGTTCCCACTTTGTTCTACGAGCACCATCAAGGTCACTTTCCAGAACAGCAATTCGGGAACACACATCTACCAAATCTTCGTTGGCCATCTCTAACATGATATCACGTTTGCCACGATTATAATCATTCATTTCTTTTTCCGTCATACAGACTCCATTGTAAAATGAGGATAAACCTCAAATTCACTATCAAAGAAGTTAGCCATTCGTGAACAACGAACCTCAACCCACTCACCAGTATGGTCTTTGAAGGTCTTGACTCCGTAACGAGTCAAAAATTCCAAACCGGCCTCGACACTCTCAAGTCCAATCTCATACTCTGTAAACTCTTTTTTTACCATTCCCATAACAAATCTCCGAAAGGGGTTATCTCAATCACTCACTTATACTATATCAAATTTTTCTATGAATGTCAAATTTTTTTCAAGTTTTTTATGTGGTCACAATAACAATCCATATTCAGACCAATAATGTTTTTTCTCTCTAGAGTATACTCTGTGTTTTTTGATTTTCCATTTCTCAATTACAGGATTTCCTTCTTCATCTTCATCCAGAAGAATATAGGCTACAGTTTTCAGAACCTTTGCCATACGAAATCCCCTGTCCATTTTCCAAGGAGTAGTCACCCAGACTCGATGAACATATTCTGATTTCAAACCATAATCAGCATACGCAACCCAATCCTCTTCCTTGGCTTCCGAATACTCAAAAAATTTACCAGTTTCTTTGGATTCAAATGAACCAATAATTGAACTGTCTCCTACATTGAAATAGGTACTAGAATCAGCAAACGCCATATCAAATCTCCAAAAGGGTTATTGTCTCACTCACTTGACTATAGTATACCAAAGATAATGTCCAATGTCAACTTTTTTACAATTCCATTCCAAGTTCAAGTCCCATCGTAGAAAGTACAAATTTTATTTCCGTTATTGTTCTTCTACCCCGAACTCCCTTCGTATAAAGTTCTTTCTCAGAATTACTTACCAAGTCCCTTACAGTTACAATATTTAACTTGTGTAATGTATTAATGGAACGAACTGAGAAATCGATATCTATAATATCAAGTGAAAGTTTCTTATTCACATCTACAGATTTATTTTCTCTATATTCTTCTAATTCCTTCTTCATCTCCAAATTTTCATCACGTAACTCTCTGACTTCAACTATCAGAAGAGCAAGTTCCTCAATCAATCTTTCTCTACTTACCATAATGAATCTCCAAAAGGGTTATCTCTCTCACTCACAGGTACATTATATCACACTTTACCATCGAATGTCAAGTTTTTTTCTGGATAAAAACACTCAACTTCATCTCCATCAATAAAATTTTCTGGAAAATCATCTGCCTCATCCATCCAACCAAATAAAATATCTTCTTCATCATCTTCATTATGAGCAACGAATGGCTCAAGAAAAATCTTATCAAATCTGAAATCATTCATTACGCAACCTTTCTCAAGAATATCTTTACTTTTTTACGAACACCTTTATTGGCCATTCGCTTCAGAATCTTATTGTTTGTTCTACCCCAACATGCAGCGAACTTTCTACCTAATTTGTTTTCGTTTTTCATTCTAGTCCTAATTCAGATTCGATGTTTTTCCAGACTTTCAGGAATCCATACAGGAGTCCTTTCTCTCTTCCGTAAGCTTCAATCTCATAAGGAAGTTCAAAATACTCCATGAGATTTTCTGGATTATGATTGACTCCCTTGTACAGAAGTCCTGCATCTCTCCACTTCAACTCATCCATCACATACTGTTTCACATGAACCAGTTCATGGGCAAGAGTTTTGAGAATTTCAACAAACCACTCCATATCCGTTCTCTCTTCACCTGTCATCTCATTTGTCTTCATTCGATGATGGTCAAGTATCACACGAAATGCCCTAGGGCGATACCGATTCGTTTCCTCATCCAACATCGCTTCACCTTCATTGGAATGGTGTTTCAGATGAATATGAACTTCAATATTATCTCTCAATTTCTTTGAAGGTATCAACCTTAAAAGTGCAAACTCTGTCATGCCGTACATTGCAAGTTTGAATTTTGTGTCAAAACCTTTGGAATGTAATCTGATGTATGCCATATCCTTTTTTTGTCAAAGGGTTATCTCTCAACCAATCAGATTATAGTATAACAAAAACATGACAGGATGTCAAGTTTTTTTATCCGTCATTTATCCGTCATATCGAAAGTGACGGAAAAGTGACGGATATAAGGTGTAATTATATTTATCCGCCAAAACGAGGGCCGTTGCCTCCTTCTCGGATTATGTCAGTAAACCCAGCAAGAACTCCAATCACCAACGCATCGTATATTATGTCTCCGCCCATCATACCAAAGAAGAACAGATAGGGAATGCCAAATAGATAACGCAATTTCATCATATAAGTCGGCTCCATTTTTTGAGTTTCGTTCTTTTCTCTGCTACACCTTGTCTGATATCAGCCCAATCCACAAGGCCTTCTGTTTGCAACAATTCAATCATGCACTGAACATCTGCGACTTCTTTAGCCAAATCCTTCATCATAGATTCCTCAAGAGTCTTTTTATTCTCCAACTCCCGCTCCTCCAAATCTCGTTTTCGTAAAACCTTGGAACAGGCTTGTGTCAACTCACCACACTCTTCCATTGTAATAATCAACAATTCTGTTAACTTATCCATTGTTTCTCCCCCCTACATCGCATCTGGCCCAAACATGAAAAGATCTTCATCTTCTTTATTCCCTATCATTTTCCCTTTGGTTGGATGTGGGATTCTGATACCTTCTTCATCTGGGTTGTCCCATTTCTCTCCACAACTGGCACATAACTGCCCTACACCAGAAATATAATGTCTACGAAAATCTACATGTGTATCGATATTAATGTCTGTTTGTGTGCCACACGAAACACACGTTTCCGTTTTTTCGCTCATGTTGATTCTTCGTTTCCAAATTGTTTATCTGTAAGTGCAACCGGGCCGTTTTTCCGTATCTCTGTTTCACTATTCGCCCAGTTTTGTGTCGCTTGTTTAACTTCATCATCACCTGAAACTTTAGGTACGACTTCACCCCGAATTCCAAACTGCCGAATTTCCACCTCTTCCCTTCCAGCCGAAGGAAACATTGCAACTGGTTTATGATCCATCCAAGTACCATCCTGCACCATTTGCCACAACTTATCTTTACATGCAACCGAACAGACCTTTGAAATATCTGGGTCATTATTCCACCAATGGCCGACATTAAAACCTTCATTGGTAAATCGATTATAACAACAACTACAAATACTCATAATAATATTATCTCCTAATTCAAAAGAGGAACTTCCTCGCCAACTGGTTCGTCTTCACTCTTGAGATGCTCCTCATAATCTTCCTCATTATCAAATGCAATGAAAGATTTTTGCAACTCTCCGTACTCATCAAACTCAATATCCACATCAATGATTTCTCCATCTGGTGTTTCCAGATAGATAGACATTTCTTTCAATGGCATTTTTATTGATTTCAAATGTTTGAGAAGTTTGATACCTTCTTTGAAAATCACTTTGCTCATGCTGTCTCCTTTTCTTTTTCCATTTCAGCAATTCTGGCCTGGACTGCATCTTCATCGATACCACCATGCTTTTTGAGAACTTGGTCAACAAGTTTTACTGGTACAAAACCATAAACTGTGTTACACAGCCTAGGGTCATCATCGCCCTCAATTTCCCAATCCTCTGCATACTCTGCAATCAACGGCTCAGGCACCGAAGGATAACCAATCTCAACCTCACGATATTGCTTCGCAACATCTCTTGGAGAGCTGTACAACGATTGGCCACATTGTACCGACATAACAAAACCATCTTTACAAATTACAAGAGGGTTACGAGAAACTGCCATGTTTCCTATTCCACCATCATAAAGATTAGGTACATCGGGGTACTCAGTAACAGTTCTGTACTTCTGGATAAATTCATTAATGTTATTCATGATTTTATATCTCCTTGTTCTATCATTTTTTCAAAACAATCCATCAACCTTCTGCATCGAATTGCGTGTAACTCAGAGATACCAATCAAACAATTGTGTAACTCATCTTCAGTATGCCCTGCTGAGTCATCACAAATCTTCCACATCAGATTGTCTATATCATCTTTTGTGGTCCAAGTAGCTTGAATCAGTTCCTCTAATTTAAATCTATCATTCTTCATTATATTAATCATGATAATTCCTTTTCTTGTTGTTGTTGTTGTTGTTGGTGGTGACGGCAGAATGTTTCATCATTCAAGATTTCGATTAATCGTTTTATTTTTTCGGGAGAAAGGCTTCTCAACAATCCAATTGTTGCGCCATCGAATCCCATTTTGTATAGTTCGTTATGCCCTATTGCTGTATACATTGTTTCAGTAATTTCTTCATCTTAAACCAATTCAAACAAACACTCCCAATCGAAACATGGTCTGCTCCTCTTGCCAAGTAATCCTGTACGGCGCCAATGCTATCCACACCACCCCCAGCAATCACCTCCACGGCCGCACCCCAACGCTCTCTTACTATATCTATCAATTCCATCGTGTAAGGCCGCAACTCTGGGCCAGACAACCCACCGCCCTCCGACAAGGGTAATGTGTTGCTAAAGTGTAACTGTTTAAACCCCAATTCATCTACCAAGAATTCTAATTGTTCTGGTGAAGTCAAGGGTGAAAGTTTTGCGATACACCACTCACGCTTCCTCTCTCTCAAGAAAATCTCTGCATCATCCCAAGGAAGTGTCTTTCCCAAATTCGGGCAAGAAAGATTCAATTCCACACTCTGGTTTGCAGGAATAAGAGATGCAAGTGTTTCAAACTCACCTCTCTTTGTTTCTGCAATTGAGAGAACAGTAGTTGCACCCATTGTGGTTGCATCCATCTTCTCCAATCCCACTTTGATGCCTGGATTGGGTAAACCTAGTTTGTTTGTCCACCCTTTGTGTCTGCGGCTCCACCTGAGACTCTTCACCACACTCCACAATCGATTCCCTCTAGGATGTAAAGTGTATGTCCCTACTGTAGAGATTGCATTTGGATGTTTGATGTAATTACCAAACGGTGCAGAAATAAAAAACTTCGGGGTCATCTTTTTTTATTTTGTTTCTGTGCCGCAGCAACCATCCACCTCAACATGATTGCGGAGATAAGTCAGTTGCTTGTTTGCGAATGTTCCGTATGTGAGAAACAACAAATTGATTGCTATCACTTTCCAGAGTGGTGCTCCTGCGAAATCTATCATGATGGTTTCTCCGCAGATTGTGGCTTCTTTAATCATTGTTTTGCTTTTGGGAAGGGTTTTTAGCCAGAAAAAAATTTTTAAAAACTATACATGGAAAATGTTTATGCGAAATCCTTTGAAAAAAAGTGGTATATAACCACACCTCTGCTCGCTCTCATCACTACACAAGGCCGCTGTTTAAACCCAGCATATGCAAAAGCAGACTATTGCGTGAGTTCCAAGTCAGAATAGTCTGCATCTTGCGTGGAGAGTGTTATGAAGTTATGACCCTTCTTTTGCTGATGTGCATAATGTAGTGTATTGTATGTCAACACCAGCAGGGAAACACCGCTCTCTGGCTCCCCTATTATTTTGTAAGATTAGCGGCAGACCACCAAGACTGCTGCCGCTCAGTCCGTATTAGCGTTTCCGACTCTTGGTCTTTAAAGATGCGCTAAGTGACACCTGTGGAATGCGTGTTACTGCTATCCGAAGACCGTAACCATCTCTTAATCACTCCATCACTCCATCGGACCTAAATACCACATAACGTGTTGGACCAAAATACCACATATCATGTTGGGTAGAAAGAAGTCATTATCAGCAGTCTTATGGACTAGTCTAATGGACTGCTGTTGGTTTGTCGGGCTTGTTTCCCGACTTGCATCTCCCAACTCACTTCGTTCGCCGTGACAACCAGCCGCACTGTCTCCGAATTGCACTCACTCGCACACTTCACCAGAGGTCTTACGTGAGCATTTAGTTTACTCACCCCTCTTCGGAACTCCACAGGTCACTAGCGGGGAAGGTGGGAGTGTCACCCTTCCCTATTATCGTTTGGTCATTTAACCCATAACTATCACCTGTAGTCCTTTCTTAAGCAGGCAGTTACTATTTCAGAGAAGGTCTTTTCTCACCCTCACATATACTATTATACCAAATTAAACACCAAATGTCAAGTTTTTGTCTCATCGGTATTTCGTCTAGACCACCTTAGGGCCCCGATGAGACTTGTTTGATGTGTGGGCTGTGGCTCTTGCTTCACTGGTAGTATCAAAAGAGGGACTACACCCACACCATTTCGGGATTATATTTCTTCCCAACTCCCAAGTCTTTCTATTTCAGACTCTCTCACGTAACATTCCGGCCATCGATAGGCATAATCCTTTCCCTCTTTGATTTCTATGAGGTCTAATATTTCATCGTACTGACGAGAGAATGCTTTCTCATGGTCAGGAGAGAGTGCATACTCAATCTCATAACCCATAAACTTAAGTTCTTCACGGAGTTCTGGAACACTAAGTTTTCCGTAGTAGTCGCTGAATAATTTCATATCGTTCCTTTCGATAAGGTTGAAGAAAAGCGGTTTTGAATTTTCGTTTCGTTTATATAAAAGTTTCTCTCTCTGGGCAGTCGTGCTGGTCCCCCACCCCCCACTGACGGAGGGGCTCCGATCATCAAAAATTCTTTCTCTCTCAACCTCACAATTACACTATAACAAATTTATCTCTGAATGTCAAGTTTTTTTCAATACCTCATCCAATTTCTTATTCAATTCCTTCCAGTATTGAGGGTCATCAGCTTGCCCATCTGAATACAATTCCTTCCACGGCACAGTTGGAATCATCTCCATTGTGTGGGATTCGAGCATCTTAATTTCAAATCCATGTTGTCGGGCTGCAGGGGTTGGGTCTAGTGTGGTGATATGTCCACCACGTTTCAGGTACTCTTCAACAGTTTCATTTCTACTCACTTTACCTCTTTTGTGATTAGGTTATACTTACACTTAAAAACTCCACAGAGTTATTATAACATATTCTGGCGGGTTTGTCAAGTTTTTTGTCGGTATGATTATTGCAAGCCCTGCACGTGCCGTCATGAGCTCGCCCCGAGCGGCATGAGGAAAGAGCGGCAGCGGTATGTTTTTTGCATGGATTTTTGTGTGAAACGGCATTTGTGTGGAGTTTTGTGGGGGGGAATTTTGTGTGGAATATCAGATACAAGATGTCAGATAAAAGTCAGAAAGCCCGGAAACACACAAACAGCACATCCCGATTTATCTTACATTTAAAAAACAAGACTTAGCCATTCCGCTTTTTTCACCAACAGCCACACTACCCCAACGCGGCAGCACCCCCTCAGCAGGGTTTTTTTCATTCAATCTCATCTTCTATGTCTGATTCAACATAAAATATCTCTCTTGGCGGTCCATGTTCTTCTATATCGAAGACTTCGTTACATCCCTCTATATAATCGTACCTATGCAACGAATCTTCACTAATAATTCCCCACAGATTAGGACCAAACCCCACCTTGTACATCTTTTGGTGATAAGATTTTAAAGGCATCCTGACTCATCCACGTATTTCTGATAATAAGAAGGATCAACAAAACCATCTAATCTCTTCTTCTCTTTTCTTTTATCAATCTCTCTCCCTACTTCCTCTCTAAACTTTATCTCTTCATCTATACGTTTTGAGAAGTCTTTTAATTCTTTTGTTGTCTTGTTCTTAATTTCCATGAGATCCATCTTCTTTATATCCTTCTTCTAATACATTAATTTGATTATATACTTCACGTAATTCTTTTCTTATTACAGCACGTTCTTGCATTGTTTCTTGTTTCTGTAATTCTTTTTCTAACATGTGCTTTAATTTAATTGCATCCGCCAATGTTGTTTCCATGTTATCCTATCGTAATTTGAATAGCAATCCATAGTAACAATATGTTGGATATCATTAACTCAAGGCACAAGAGTGTGTGATACCATACCCATCTAGTCTCGTATCGCTTGTCTCTTTCCAACTCGACTTTGGTCTTTCCTTCTTGTATTCTGGGGAGCCAAATGTTTTCCCAACCTTCTTTTATTTTTTTGTAGAAATTCATTTTCATTTAGATTACTGGATAAATGTGATATAGATAAACCCTAGAAAAAAGATTGTCGTGCCGATTTTGTGCAACCTTTGATTGGTGTTGAAAACCATTGGAGTCATGTTATCCCTTCTTCCCATCTATTAATTTTATTTTAGAAACCAACTCATCAGTCAGTTTCATCTGTTCAAGTTTCTTTGCGATTCTTGCAGATTTGGAATTCTCTTCTCTACTCTTTTCTTGTCGATATAACTCTTCAAACTCTGCGTATAAAGTGTCACAATACTGTTTTAACTTTTCGTCTTCTTCTTTCCAATCATTTCGTAAGTAGTCTCGATGTTCGTAATACCAGTAGTACTCCATCAAGGCTTCAGTAGACGTTCTTTTCTTCTCATAAATTGTTTCCATTCACTTTTTCATGAGATATTTCCCATTCCGTCTGTCTTGATTGACACATGATAACCATCATCATTTAATCTTTTTGCTAGTTTTTGTGCATCTTTTCGACTCTGACAAAATCTTTTTGAAATTTCTTTTGGATCTGGCGGTATCCAACGGGCATTTTCTTTCATTTGTGCATGATTATTTTTTCGATTATCATTATATTTGAAATACTCTAACCATATATTCATGGTGCCCTCGTTTTTTTTAATCCTGTGTGAATAATTCTCGGCCAGATTCTAACATTTTTTCTTTAACTTCTTCTATGCCGAAGAATTTTCCATTTGAGGGCCGCAAAAATGACTCTCCGTTGAAAAAAAGTTCAAACTGCCCTGTCTCACCCTCTTCAATTTCACATGTATCTAGGAGTGTATTATTGTTGATTGCGGCAGAAAGCCTTTCTGCTTGTGGTCTGTAGTTTCAAGACCCACAATATTTTATTTTCCACATCATGAGGTTTCCTCCTCGTCTTTACAGTTTATTTTCTATTCTTCTTATTTTTTCTTTTAGTATATTAATTTCAGTCCAAATGTCTTCTAGATAAATTTTCACAGAATTCATTCCGCCTCTTTTTTCGGATATCACCTCGTCTTTTTCTTCTCTGTCGTGCATATGTTCGTATGCAAGTTCGTCTTCTGTCTTTCGATTCATCTTTATTCGTACTCGAAAATAGCAGTGTATTCAAAATTATAAGAAACAGGGTTTTCCTGCAATAATTTTGCACCATTGTCTATATGAAACTTCATGGCCATTTTTGTTTTTGGGCTCATCGTGACATAACGATTGTTGGGATGTTGGGATTTTAAAAATAAGTCTAATGTATCAAATACAATTTTTCTTCCACAACCTTTTCGATTCGACCATACTGAATAAAATACAGAAATATCACCCACCCCAAACGATAACAATTCGTCTTCATTTATCGGTATTTCATTCAAATGTGCAACACATAATACTGCATCGATTGTTTTTATTGATCCTCGATGATTTCCCCATCTGGAATCCAAATAAAATACTTCTTTCCAATTCGGCTCAACTCTCCATCCAAGAGGAAGATTGGGTCTAACTGGATCGTTTTTGCAAATTTCGTTTGCAAGGTCTACTTCTGCCTTTTGTAACACACTATTCCTCAGTTTCCTTGGCCACGATATCGTTTCCAGTTTTGTTTTTTGTGTTTGTTTTTTGGTCTGGAATTTTTAGACCTTCCAATAGAAGTCCGTTTTGGTTTTGGTTTTAATTTCTTCTGATTTATTATTCCAAATGCAGATTTTTTAGCCATTTGCTAATTCTTTCCTCTTTTCTTCTTGTATATGAGTTCTTTTCAACTGCACTTCTGAAATATCAGAATGCAAACTCACCAAATCAGTAGTTGTTAAATAATGCAATCCATATCGTATTGCATCCAGTATTTGATCATGGGACATTCCTTTAAAACAACTATTCTCGTCATTCATCTTTGTACAGGGCCTTCATGAAAATCCAAAAAGAAACTTTTCCCTCGTTCCCTTCGTGTCTAGTCTTTTTCTTCATATTTTTCTTTCTGCAATTGTCGTAATAGTGATAATGGATGTCTACCCTTTATATTGCCCATCCAACGAATAGCGGTACACAATGTGCAACGTGGATTTCTTTTTCTCCACCCTTTGCGTTTTCGTTTACCTGTTTTCTTTTTACTCATCGTCTATATCATCCTTGTCTGAGTCCCATTCATACATTCTTTTCAATATTCTAATAGTTCCATTTTCTTTATCTATCCGAAACACTAAATCACCATGCTCTTTTGTATGCATTACTTCTGGTATTTCAATGTATGGTAACATTCCCATATCCTGTTTGGTTTTGATTATGAGATGTTGTTTTTCAAATGTTCTATTCTTTATTTTAACACTATCTCTTTTCATTTCATTTCTAAATTTGTGCAACTGTTTTAGAAACTCCTTTCGTTCATTTCTATCATTTGGAATATTCTGAGACATTGTTCCATCCAAGCTGTTTATCACTATTGAGAGGAGTAAAAGATTCTCCACACCCACACACTGTTCCTTTATCGATTCTTCTAAATACAAATCCTTGTTCCACTAAATTTGCTCTGCTATATTCAACTCTTAAATTTCCAATAAGATTTTCATGTTGTTCTGTATCTATAATCAATTGAATACCACGTTCCTCAAACAAACTATCAGTAGGATCTACACTATTATCCGTATCAAGTGTAAATGTCCACCCCGAGCATCCACCTGGCCTTGCACCTATTCTAAGATAGGGTTCTGGGTCTATTCCTTCAACTGATCTTTTAAATTCTTTTGCCGCTTCTTCTGAGATACTTAATTCCATAGAATATTTTCTGGAATCTCTTCTGACAATTGTTCCTCTTCTTCATGATTCTTACGCATTTGGTTTAATATTTCTTTTTTTGCACGTTTTTCCATGATGCTCTTTATATGATTCTGATGTATCTGGAACAATTTACTTTCGTCATATGGTTTCCCATCTTCTAATTTTTGTGCAATTGCAACTGCATCTTTTGGGTCATTCAACCATTCAGATTTCCATATTCCTTTTATTTTAACAGGACATTTTCTTGGATTATCATATACAATTCCATTATCCTCATTCACCCACCAGAGATGTAAAACTCCAATAAACCCTATTTCTTCGTTTCCAAACGCTTGTAAAACATTCTTGATACCCAAGGATTGTAGAAAAGGAAATTGTTGGTCGTTGTAGAACCTATGACGAAATTGTATTTCCATTGCGTGTCGCAATTCCGCCTGTAAATTCTCATTGGGAACTTTGTTGTACGGAATAGTGATTGATTCTATTTGTTTGTTTGTTGTTTCCATTAATATACCTTACCATATACTGATGCATCAAACATATCTTTTAACCCCAAAGAATGTGCATAAGAAAATAATGCAGTAATTAATGTTCCTGCATTTCCTTTTTTTGCAAGAATATTAAGTGCTCCTGCAATTTGTGTAGATTGTATTTTTGATACGAAAAAATCATCTTTTATTTTTTGTTCAAACTTCCCCTGTTTATTTGCAAATTCTTTATTTGAAAGTTCTTGTTTCAATCTATTTACAGAATATTCTGTAAATCCTGCCTTTGCATAACCATCTGCAATTTCTTTTACTTTTTGGTCTTCTGTCAATTTAACAATCTGGTCTTTATCCTTAATGGTTACTCCTGCGAGTTTTTTAACTAAATATGAAGTTACCCCAAATCCGGCCTTTCCTCCGGCCGCATTTTTCCCTTTGATTTCACATTGTATGTTATTATTATAATCAAATGTTCTGATTTGTATTTTCATATCGCCTACATTTTTACCGACTTCAACATACATATCCTTTGAATTAGTTCCAGTTTTTGGTGGAACAATTTTCTTAAACGCAAAATCAATTTTTTGATTTGGTAGATTGTAAGTATCATATCTTGGATTCTTTCCAAGTTTTTTCAATGAAATTCCCATTATATCTGCATTTGTGTATTTTTCTAACAAATAATTATTCATTTTATCAACAGATGGCAAATCCTTTTTGGTTGGAAATTGATTCTCCGCACTAATCCAAATATCGCCAGGATTCCACTTATCACCAGAAATTCTCAATCCTATTGTATTGAGTTCTTTTAAATTTGTTTGAAATAATTTATAGATACTATTCATAAAAGTAGAATCTCTATGGAAATTCCAATTTTTTGTTGTTCCTCTCAATTTTTCTTTGTAAATTATTTCTGCTGTTTCTATTGTAGTTTGAAACCAAACATCATCTCCCTTTAACCAATCATATATTAATTTTAGTTCTCTTTTAGTATCATGGGGGCCTAAATCAACAATTACATCCATTTTGTTAAATTCATCCATATCCAATGGTAATTCTTTTCCATTATTTTTTGTTTTATATGCAAGTGCAATACACACAGCGGATTCTGCCCATCGTGTAACAGTTGCACCAGCCCCACTTCCACCTGTTGAATAAGGAGTTTTATTTATTTTAGTCCATGCAAATGCAGACCCATCAGCAGTAATG